CACTTTAACCTTATCGTTATCTTGAAAATCATCCACAGCCTTTTGTCTTGCGGGTTTTGTAGATGAACCATCCAAGTATACGGACATCTTACCGAAGTGTTCGTGAATTCTCTTTAATGGTTCAGTGAAGTTTGAAAATATAATAACTTTCTTACCTTGTTCTAAAATGTTTTCAGCAAGTTCGATTGTTTGAGAAACCTTTTCTTCGGCAATAACCTGTCTTACTTTCATCAGTTTTGAAAACTGAACCGTAAGAGATGATGATTCCTCTTTATTATTTCTAAACCAATCAAAATACTCACCCATAAGATTTTCATATTCTTTTGATTTTAACCTCAGATAAACGGGATTAATAATCTTTTCAGGTAAATCTAACACATCAGTTTTTAATCTACGTAGTATTTGTTTTGAAGTTCTTTCACGTAGTTCATCCAAATTAGAAGCACCATTTACGTTCCATACTTTTCTTTGACCTGCTCTAAACTGATAACCCTCACAAAAACGAATCACATACGCCATCCAATTTTGAGCAACAGGAGATTCAACTAAAGACAATAAGTTATAATAATCAATTGGACGAGATGTAATTGGGGTTCCAGTTAATAACCACAATCTATTAATATTCTTAACAAAGTGATTTATTAGTTTTGTTCTTTGTGCTTGTGAATTTTTAATGTAATGTGCTTCATCAATAATAACTAAATCAAACTTAGAATTAATAATTTGTGAGGTTTCTTTATCTTTAATGTCGTGAAAGTTTTTGATGATATCGTAATTAACGATAACAAAATCGTGGTCTGATGAGAAATTCTTACCCTCACATATATAAATTGACTTATCCGTATAGTTCTCAATTTCCCTTGACCAATTTATTTTAAGTGATGCGGGACAAATGATTAATACTTTTTTCGCTCCTGATTCTAATGCTGCGATAATCGTTGAAGTTGTCTTACCCAAACCCATATCATCGGCCAAAATAAACCTCTTACTTCCTGCTAATTTCTCAATTGCTTCTTTTTGATGTGAAAGCGGTGGTCTATTACTGTATTTTGAGTAATCAATGTCAACTTTTTCTACGGTGTGAGTTTTAATCAATGCTCCTTTAGGAACCCAAAAGTCACTTAAATGCTCAGATTCAAAAAACTTTCCCCAAATATGATAAGATTTTTCTTTTTCTACCAATAGTTTTTCTACGTAGATTTTATCGGGAACCTCACGAAACAATTTTTCATCCGCAAACTTTCTTGCAAAATAGGGGTCTAAATCAACCCACTTTTTGGCAACCTTTGGTTTTTCGTTATGATATGTGATGATATAATCTGATTGTGTTCTTGTTGGAAAGAACTTTTTATTAACTAAAGATTGTTGTTTTAATCTCAATATAAAATTATTTCCTCCTTCATAAGAGGATAAAATATCAATCGCCTTTTGTTCTATTGAGAATACGCCTTCCAAAAAAATAGTTTTATAACCAAAAATAAGTAAATAACAAATATTTATCAATATTATGGCTAAGAAAGTCCCAATTACAAGATTAGGTAAATTTTTTGGAGCCGAAGACTACGATTTGGACATTGATATGGGTTCAGAGTGGTTGGAGGGTGACATGAATTTTACTTTGGTATTATATCGTGTCAACAGAATCAAAACAAAAAAAGATGATGTCTACGGTGAAACCCTCAAAGACGGAATCCAATTTGACCCACCAATTGAGTTCAAAGGATATGTTCAAGTTGCGGCTCCTACAAATAAGGCGTATGGTAATTCAAAAATTGAACAAACCGAACCAGGTAATTTAAAAGTGTCTGTGTATTCAAAACATCTACAAGAATTGGGTGTTGACATTGCATTTGGTGACTATATCGGATATTATGAATCAGAAACAAGAGTTAGATATTACTCAGTAATAGATGATGGTCGTATTGTTTCAGATAACAAACATACGTATGCTGGATACAAACCATTTTACAGAACAATAACAGCCGCTCCTGTAACGGATAACGAATTTAGAGGATTATAAGATGGGATTTCCAAAAAAAATTAAAAAAAACATACCACTTAATTATCCAAAAACTTTATTTCCGAGAAGAGAAGAGTTGGTAGATAAAATTAATCAAGATGGTACATTCTTACCTAAATCGATATTACATGCGGATTTGGATAGGGGTTTTTTGGATTTTGTAAAAAATGACTTGGGAATAGTTGTTGATGGTACGACAGTACCAACAGTGGATATAATAATAACAACACAAAATTGGGCTCAGTTTACCGAAACTTGGAACTTCGTTGATTTGGATTTCAACGTAAAACCTCCTTTTGTTACAACAGTAAGAACGCCTGAAGTAAAGTTTGGAACAAACCCTGCTTTATTATATAACATACCAAACAGAAGACAATATTTTTACGCAACAGTACCAACATGGGACGGAAAAAAATTAGGCGCAGATGTCTACAAAATACCACAACCAATACCTGTTGATATTACATACCAAGTAAAGATTGTTTGTAATAGAATGAGGGAATTAAATAAGTTCAATCAAGTAGTTCTCGGAAAATTCGCATCAAGACAAGCCTATACTGTAATTAAAGGACACTACATTCCTATCATATGGAACAACATTAGTGATGAATCAGTAATGGATTTAGACAAAAGAAAGTACTACGTCCAAAGTTACGAATTTATAATGTTAGGATTTTTAATTGATGAGGAAGAATTTACCGTTAGTCCTGCAGTAAATAGGTTCATTCAAGTTTTCGAGACAGATGGAAAAATTATAACTAAAAAAACTAAAGGTAGAAATGAACCAATAGTACAAGAAAAGATTGATATTGATTTTCCTTCAGGTACAACTGAAGTTGTTAGAACATTCAGTCAGACAACTTCACTTTCATTACTTGATACTTCTAATGTTTTGTCTTTTGATATTTTTATTAATAACGATTTTTTCGGTTCCGATTTGACGACTATACAAATTAGTACTAATGATGTTGTGAAATTTGTTGTAACCAAAACAAATAATTCATTACAATCTAAAATTAGTTTTGAATCTTTTTTTAATTAGTAAAGACCGATACTGTGGGGTAAGGTACTACAGTAATTGGAACTTGCACCGAACTAATACACCCGTTAAATGCCACCAAATTTAATTGATACGTAGTTGTGTTTTGTGGGGTTATTGTTATACTTTGTGTTGTTTGATTTCCCGGTAACCATTGATATGATTGATAGCCTGGTGGAGCATTTAAAGTAATTGTTTGACCAACGCATATAGTGTCAGGTAATAGTTGTAATACAGATGGCGAACATTCGGCGTCAATATATGCATAACCATAATGAGCACCCTGACTACAATCTCCTGTTGTGAATTCGGCAGTTACCGATTGTCCAATATAGTTTGTCAAATCAACATTTACTGAACTCCATGGCTTATACACAACACCTGTACAAGTAGATGAATTAAAAAAACCTGGTAAGTTTCCTGCAGCTGAAACAACGAATTCTGAACAAGGAATTACATTTCCGTTTTGGTCTCTTAATAATGCCCTAAAAAAAGGTTGTTCATTTGAGTTATGACCAGGGTCTTCAAAAACAACAGCATATCTATATGTAAAACTGTTATTAGATGAGGTAACCATAAATGTTTGAATAAGTTGTTCTGCCTCTGAATTAACATTATTGTTCCCTAACCTTACAGAACGAGGACCACCAAGTGGGTCGACTCTTGGGAATCCACCACATGGGTCATTTCCACCTGTCATAATAGTGTGTCTACCATTTACAATACCAATTGAGTTTGAGTTGTAATTTGGTGTCGGAGACCCATTAGGTGACATGGTAGATAAACCGGTAGTTCCATACCAACCGTTAAATGTTCCTGAATTAAAATTTATATTATTACAACCTTGTTGTGAAACTACAGGTGTTAAGTTAATAGTTAAGTCGAATTGGTAACAATTGGCAAAATAACTTGACCAAGTAAATGCGTCAATCAATACATAGTATGTTTGACCTCCTTGAACCTGTCTAACTAACGAACCACCTCCTAAAGTTGGGTCACATAATACAAAACCTAAACAGGCACCAACAGTTCCTGGACACGAAGTTAGCAATGATATACTGGGGTAAGCGAATCCTGTGGAAACAATGTCATTTAAGGTTATTGTAATTAACCCATCTTGTGATGGTGTAAAACTATATAACCAATCTTGCCCCCCATAATAATTTCCACTGGTTGGTGTTGCACAAGCGTTTAATCCTGTATAATCATTTAGGTCCCCACAAGTTGATTGGTTATTAGTGAAAAAAGGTAAATTAACTTGATTAGCGGACGCCCCTAAACAAGTGTTAGAACCCTGACCAAAAATATTGTGATTAATTAAAATGATAATAAATAAGAATATGTGTCTAATCGAATTCATATAACATTATTTATTTTTCACCATACACATCTTTTTTGTCTTCACACTTTTCACGAATCAAGGCCTCCAAAAAACGATAAATTTTTATCCCTCGTTTGTCACAATACTTCTTCAAAATATCATGAACTTCTTTAGAAATCTTTAAATTTTTTACTTCTGTGTCTTTAGAATCCATAAGATAAAAAAGGCAGAAAATAATCTACCTAATTTATAAATATTTTATAGCAAGTAAAGTTTTTGGTTTTTTCTATAATATTTATTGAGAAAATAATAAATCTTAAAAAACTAAAAAAAATGGCAAACAGTAAAGTATTTGTTTCACCAGGTGTTTATACATCCGAGGTAGACTTGTCTTTCGTTGCTTCTAGTGTGGGTGTTACAACCTTGGGTATGGTAGGTGAGACATTGAAAGGTCCGGCTTTTGAACCAATCTTCATTAGAAATTTCGACGAATTTCAAACTATTTTTGGAGGTACAACCCCTGAAAAATTTGTGAATACACAAATTCCAAAATATGAGGCGGCTTATATAGCTAAGGCATATTTACAACAATCAAATCAATTATTCGTATCAAGAATTCTTGGTTTATCAGGTTATGATGCGGGGCCAGCATGGTCAATAAAAACAACTGCTAATGTGAACCCTGTCACAATTGGTGTTGATGGTGGAGAGTCATCATCCCTACAATTATCTTTTAGTGCGGTTGGGGCAGTATCACAAACTTCTTCATCTGATTATACGTACCAATTCGACGAGGGACAGTTGGCCAGTGAATTACCTGAAATTGCTGCACAGCTTGGTATCCCTTACACTAAGACAGATGGGTCAACTTCAACATTGAGAGATGATATCTATACATTTTTGGCCACTTTGTTACAATATAAATTTGACAATTCGGTGGGCCAAGATATTCCGTTGATAGGTTATTGGGGTTCTATTTCAAATTCAAGTTACGCAAACAACTCAGCTTTCACAGGAGAGACTAATTTCTATGGTGTACCGTCAATACCTCTTTCAGGTAACACATTAAGTGATAGCGATAATGACCCTTGGTACTACTCAACATTCACTAATACTAATGGTGTATATGACGGTTTTTCGTTTTATATAATACAAACACCTGGTCCGGGTAGTGCATTCAACAATCAAACGACACGCTGGGTTAGTGATATTAATATTTATTTGCAACCTTTTTCAGGAACATCCTTTACTGATTACGAAAATTTAGTTGTTGCTACTTTTAGGTCGAGAGGATTGGCTAACTATATCAATGATAATGGGCCTGTTTATGAAGTAAGTGGAACATCAGATGTTACTATGGTTTGTACAGGTCAGTATTCAGGAGTTACTAAAAATCCATTCTCAACATTCAAAATATCAGGTATCACAAAAAATAGTGAAATTTTCCAATTTGAAACATCATTAAGTACCACAAGTACTAATTCTATCACAAAAGTATTTGGAGGTGGAAATTTTGATAAACCGAAGAGTGAAGTTCCACTTTTTGTTGAAGAGAGATATTCGAGTCTCTTAAGTTGGGCATATAATAAAGGGTATATCAGAGGATTAAATTGTAATTTGATTCCAACTGATTCTGCAAGAAGTGAAAGCATTTACTCATTAGGTAACTATTTGGAAAAATATCAAACTCCAGAAACTCCTTGGGTTGTTTCGGAAGTCAGAGGTAGTACCGTATATAGATTATTTAAGTTTGTAACTATTTCAGACGGAAATGGTGCGAATAGAGAAGTTAAGATTTCTTTGGCTAACATGTCATTTGTTAATAATACTTTTGACGTACTAGTTAGAGATTACTATGATACAGACCAAAATCCAACAGTAATTGAAAAGTTCACACAATGTTCTATGAACCCAAGTCTGAACAATTATATTGCTAAAAAGATAGGTTCTAAAGATGGTGAATATGCTTTGATATCTAAATTCATAATGGTTGAAACTAATCCTGATGCTCCCGTTGAGGCAATACCTTGCGGATTTGAAGGATACACAATCAGAACATATAGCGGAACTTCAGTTAACATACCACCATTTGTGGTTTATAAAACAAAGTATGAAATTCCTGGTGCTACCGTATTCGAACCACCTTTCAATACTCCAATTGGTGCTGGCGTTACAGTAACAACTAATGGTGATACTGTTAGAAGAACGTATTTAGGTATTTCCGACAAAATAGGAATTGACGGAGACTTCTTCGACTATAAAGGAAAAATAAATCAAGGTGATTTATGCACACTTGAAACATTTGACCCTTGGTTGTATAAAGTACGTGGATTCCACATGGACATTGATGCTAGTGGTATCACAATATCAAATCAATATTTAACAAGCGGTACACCTGAATTCTTCGTTGGAGACGCGACATTCCAATCTGAACCTGAAACACAAGATAATCCTTATTACAGAACATTTGCTCGTAAATTTACAGTTTTACCGGCAGGTGGTTTTGACGGATGGGATATCTATACTGAATCTAGAACAAACACAGATAGATTCGTGTTAGGTGGAACAGGATACAAAAAAGGAGCTTGTACTTCTGCAAGATATCCAAGTTCAACAGGTGATGGTATGTTCAAACCAATTACGGTAGACCAAAACTCAGTTGATTATGCAAACACTGACTACTACGCTTACTTGTTGGGTATGCAGTCGATGGCTAATCCTGAAGCGATAAATATAAATGTTTTTGTTACACCTGGTATTGATTATGTGAATAATCTTTTATTGGTGAACCAAGCAATAGGAATTGTTGAAATAGATAGAGCTGACTCTATATATATAACAACCACACCTGATTATAACATGTTCGCGGCTAACACAAATGACCCGGAGGATTTAATTTTGGCTCAGGATGCGGTTGATAATTTGATAAATTCAGATATTGATTCAAATTACACAGCAACTTACTACCCTTGGGTTCTAACAAGAGATACCGTTAATAACACACAAATCTATATACCACCAACTGCGGAAGTTACAAGAAACTTGGCGTTGACGGATAACATAGCATTCCCTTGGTTTGCAACCGCTGGTTACACAAGAGGTTTGGTAAATTCTGTAAAAGCAAGAAGAAAACTTTCACAAGAAGATAGAGATGTTTTATATCAAGGTAGAATTAACCCAATCGCAACATTCTCAGATGTCGGAACAGTGATTTGGGGTAATAAAACCCTTCAAATTGCAGAATCGGCACTTGATAGAATTAACGTAAGAAGATTGTTACTACAGGCTCGTAAATTGATTTCCGCAGTATCTGTTAGATTGTTATTCGAACAAAACGACGATATTGTAAGACAACAATTCTTGAGTTCAGTAAATCCAATCTTGGATGCTATCAGAAGAGACAGAGGTCTTTATGACTTCAGAGTAACTGTTAGAAACACACCTGAAGATTTGGATAACAATAGACTTGTGGGTTCAATCTATATCAAACCAACAAGAGCGTTAGAATTCATCGATATTACTTTCTACATCACACCAACAGGTGCGTCTTTTGAAAACATATAATATGAAAAATAAAAAAATCATAAAAGTCTCAAATGATAAACCAAAATCTGTCGTGATAACTGAAAAACAGTTGGAAATCT